GACGATGGTGAGGTCAAGCGATCATACCAGGTATCAGGTACCGGTGGGTGGAAATCAATTGAAATGTTTGACGAAAATGGAACAATAATAGATTCTAAAAAGTTTAGAAAAACTGAATTTAATGAAATCATAGAAGATAATTTTTGGGGTCCAATTGTTGAAATTATTTTAAAAAATGCAATGATAAAAAAGATGGGGACATCAGATGGCGTTGACATTGACACAGAATCATACGAAGAGATGAAGGCACTCGCAGACGAACTGGATATGTAATGGTAAAAAACAGAGTATTAATATTTGACGCATTAAATGTTTTTATGCGTCATTATATTGCGCACCCAGCAATGTCGGATAATGGTGAACAAATTGGTGGAATCATAGGCTTCTACTATAACACTGTTAATTTAATAGAAAAATGTAAACCTGAAAGTGTAATAATTGTCTGGGAAGGAGGAGGATCTAAAAGAAAAAGAGACCTATACCCAGATTACAAAAAAGGGAAAAAGCCAACTAGAATGAATAGGTACTATGATAAATCAGAAATACCAGATACATTAGAAAATAGAAATTTTCAAATAACCACTTTGATTGGCATGCTTTCTAATTTACCGATATGTCAAATATACATTCAAGATGCTGAAGCTGATGATGCAATTGGCTATATGTGCAAATATAAACTTAAAGATAAAAACAAAGTGATCGTTTCTGGTGATCATGATTTTTATCAATTAATTGACGAAGCTTGTATTATATACTCACCTAATTCAAAATCATTTATTAATACAGACAAAGTCATAGAGAAGTATGGTGTGCATCCTCATAACTTCTGTCTAGCTAAGTCAATTGTAGGCGATAAGTCTGATAATATTCCAGGAGTACAAGGTGTTGGTTACAAAAAGCTAGCAAAAGAATATTCTGAATTACTATTAAAAGAGAACAATCAAAACAACACGTTCCAGTTGTTTGTTGATAACGACGTTAAACACCAGATACACCCAAAGAAAAAGATATATAAATCTATTAAAGACGGTGAAAAGCTAATTGAGCGTAACATCAGGTTGGTTAGGTTGGATGTTGATAACTTAGTACATGACCAGACAAAAAGAATTGATCATGATATTGAAAATTTCAATCCTACATGGAATAATATCAAAGCAATTAAGTACTTAAATGAAAATAATATAAAAAATATTGACATTTTAAGACACAGCTATTTATTTAAAACTCTATCTAAAGGAAAATTATGGTGATGGATAATCCAAACTACTTTTCAAAATACGGAAAAGACTTCCAAGAAAAAATATTTCAAGCATTATTAAAAGACCATAATTGGTCAGCACAGATGATTGAGATAATGCAATACGATTATTTTGAATTAAAGTACCTGCAATTTTTATGTGACAGGTTTTTTAGTTTTTATACAGAATATCGTAACTTTCCAACACTTCCGCTTTTAGTATCAATGATAAAAGATGAATTAACAGCTGGCGATGATATTATACTTCGTGAGCAAGTTATAGAATACCTCACGAGAATGAAGTCTTCCCCTAACTTAGGCGACTTAAAATTTGTTAAAGCTAAAACTCTAGACTTCTGTAAAAAACAAGCACTCCAACAAGCACTAGAAGAAAGTGTTAAGGCGATTAAACAGGAAAATTACGAATCAGTCTTGAATATTATGAAAGATGCTGTTTCTAAAGGTTCTTCATCAACAATTGGTCATAATTTCTTTGAAGATCATGAAGCACGTTTCCAGTTAGTAGACAGAGCAACATGTGCAACTGGTATCAAACATCTAGATCAGAAAGATGTATTAAATGGAGGACTAGGAAGAGGTGAAATTGGAGTTGTAGTTGCTAATACTGGAGTTGGAAAGTCACATTATTTAGTTTCTATGGGTGCTGAGGCAATACGTCGCGGAAAAAATGTTGTGCACTACACTTTTGAGTTAACTGAGACTGCAGTTGGTATAAGATACGATAGCAATTTATGTAATATTCCATCTAACAAAGTCATTGAAAACAAGTCAACAGTTTTAAAAACTTATGAGGAAAATGACTTTGGTACATTGATAATTAAACAATACCCGACAGGTGCCGCAAGCATCATAACAATTAGGAATCACTTAGAAAAACTTGAAATGAAAGACATTAAACCCAGCTTACTAGTCATTGATTATGCAGACATTATGCGTTCTACACGCACTTATGATTCACTTAGACATGAACTTAAGTTAGTATATGAAGAAATTAGGAACCTCGCAATGGAATTAAATATACCTGTTTGGACTGCTTCACAGGCAAATCGTGACTCGGCAAAATCAGAAATCGTTGGTTTGGAAAATATGTCAGAAGCATATGGAAAAGCGATGGTAGCAGATGTTGTTGTATCATTATCCAGAAAACCAATGGAAAAAGCTACTGGTGCAGGTCGTCTCTTTGTAGCAAAAAATCGTGCCGGCCGTGATGGGTTGATGTTCCCAATCAGAATTGACTGTGCAATGTCAAAAATAGAAGTTCTAGATGATGTAAGCGAGATGTCAATTGTCGACGCAATTGAGCGTGACAATGCAGGAACAAAAAATATGCTTAAGTCAAAATGGAAAGAAATTACAGGAAACAAATAAGGAGAATGAATGTACAAATATGATGAAGTTTTTAAAGCTAGTATAGAATATTTTAATGGCGATGAATTGGCAGCCAGTGTATTTGCCGGAAAATACGCATTACAAGACACAGAAGGTAATTATTTAGAGTTGACACCGGATGACATGCATCAAAGATTAGCATCTGAGTTTGCTGGAATCGAAGCACAATATGATAATTCAATGCACTATGAAGAAATATATGATTTGTTTAAAGACTTTAAATACGTAATACCCCAAGGTTCACCAATGAGTGGCATTGGCAACGAAGCAAAAATTCAATCTTTATCGAACTGCTTTGTCATTGAATCCCCAGCTGATTCTTACGCAGGTATTCTTAAAACAGATCAAGAGCAAGTACAGATTATGAAACGTCGAGGCGGAGTAGGATTTGATATATCTACCATTCGCCCTAAAGGCATGACTACGTCTAATGCGGCAAAAACAACAGATGGGATTGAGGTTTTTCTAGATCGCTTTTCTAATTCATGTCGTGAGGTTGCGCAAGGTGGACGACGCGGAGCGTTAATGCTCTCAATATCAGTCCATCACCCGCAAGTTATGGAATTTATTAAGATTAAAAAAGATCTTACTCGAGTAACCGGTGCCAACATCTCTGTGCGTGTCACAGATGAGTTTATGAAAGCAGTAAAAGCAGATGATCATTACACAGTTCGATGGCCTGTTGATTCTGACAGCCCTGAAGTTCATGATCATTTTAAAGCAACAGAAGTTTGGGATGCACTCATTGAAGGTGCGCACGCATCAGCAGAGCCTGGAGTTTTGTTTTGGGACACAGCTACTCGAATGACACCATCTGACGCTTATACAGACGTAGGATTTGGATCAGTATCAACAAATCCTTGTGGTGAGATTATTCTTTCTCCTTACGATTCTTGCCGACTTATGCTAGTCAATTTAACATCATTTGTTAAAAATCCATGGTCCGATGGCGCAGAATTTGATTATGGACTTTTTAGATCAATTACCAAAAAAGCACAGCGATTAATGGACGACATGATCGACTTAGAGATTGAACAAATTGATAAGATTTTAACTAAGATTGATAATGACCCGGAAAATGATGAAGTCAAATATTACGAAAGAAATCTTTGGAACACAATTAGGCAAGTAGCAATTAATGGTCGAAGAACTGGTTTAGGTATTACCGGCCTAGGTGATGCAATTGCAATGCTAGGACAAAGATACGGTTCTGATGAGTCTATAAAAACGACAGAAGAAATTTATAAATGGTTGTCACTTGCTTCCTATGAAGAGTCAATACAGTTAGCCAAAGAACGAGGCGCTTTTGAAGTATTTGATCACCACAAAGAAAGAGATCATCCCTTTCTACAAAGAATATTTAGTGAGCTTACTCCTGAAGTGATCGAGGATTACAGAACATACGGTCGGCGCAATATTGCAAATACAACAACAGCACCAGCCGGCTCTGTTTCTTGCCTAACTCAAACTACTTCGGGAATAGAACCTGCATTTATGCTTCATTATACACGTCGAAAGAAAGTGCAAAACGGCGAAGAAGTAATGTTTGTGGATGATTTAGGCGACGAATGGACAGAATTTACAGTTTATCATCATGGGTTTAAGCAGTGGTTAGACAGTGATCACGGGACAACAGCGTCTGAATCTGACCTGGCTCATGCAGTTGCTTTTAGTCCATATCATGGTGCGACAGCAAATGAAATTAATTGGCGTGCAAAGGTGAAACTACAATCAGTTGCACAGAAATGGATATGCCATGCCATCTCAAATACCACGAATTTACCTGCCGACATTGATGTAGAAACTGTAAAAGACATCTACATGCTTGGTTGGGAGCTTGGATGCAAAGGTGTGACTGTTTATCGTGATGGTTCTAGAAGTGGTGTTTTAGTAGCAACTGATGACAAAAAAGAAGCCACACCTGCAATTATTGAGAGAAATGCACCTAAACGACCGGAAGAGTTAGAGTGTGATATATATCACACGTCAATTAAGGGTCAAAAATGGGTTGTACTAATTGGTTTGCTAAATGGAAAGCCTTACGAGGTTATTGGTGGGGAAGCTGACCAAATTGAAATACCTAGTAGATATCGATCTGGAAAACTCTATAAACGCATCTTTAAAACATTGAACAGTAAATACGATTTAACTGTGGGTAATGGTGATGATGAATTAATTCTTAAGGACGTAGTAAGTGTATTTGACAATCCTAATCACGCCGGTTATACGAGAGTAATATCAACTTCACTAAGACACGGGGTACCAGTTCAGTATTTGTTTGAACAAATGCAGAAAGATAAAGAAATGGATATGTTTAGCTTTAGTAAAGTCATTGCTAGGTGTTTAAAGAATTATATTGATGATGGTACGTCGGCTAGCGACAAGATATGCAGTGACTGCGGTGCAATAGACAGTTTAGTGTATCAGGAGGGTTGTGTCACATGCAAATCTTGCGGCGCTGGAAAATGTGGTTAAATAAATGTTCATGTTTTGAATGTGACCCGTGTGACTGTCATTAAATTTAAATTTAAAGAGAGATATAAAGTCTCTCTTTTTTTTGTATACTATAAATTAAATAGGAAGGTAAAAAATGCTTTGGAAATATAACGTAGCACCAGAAGTAAAAGAATTTGAATTACACCACAACCCAGTGATTGTAACAGTTAATAAATTTGATGAAGAGTCAGCAAAAGAATTTCGAACAAAAGTAGCCATGGCGCATAACACAGGTCAAAAAATTATTCCTGTTGTTATTGATTCATACGGAGGACAAGTTTATTCCTTAATGTCGATGATATCAACCATTAAAAGTTCAGACTTGCCAATTGCAACAATCGTAGAAGGGAAGGCAATGAGCTGTGGTGCTATTTTACTTTCTTTTGGTACAGAAGGTTACAGATTTGTTGACAAAGATGCGACTGTAATGATCCATGATGTCTCCTCAGGGCAGTTAGGTAAAGTTGAAGAGGTTGTTGCTAGCGCAAAAGAAACTGAGCGCTTAAACGCAATTGTCTATAAAATGATGGCACAAAATTGTGGCAAAAAAGATGACTATTTTTTAAAGTTAGTTGATAAGAAAAAGCATGCTGACTGGTTCTTGGATGCAGATGAATGTGTTAAGCACGGCATGGCTAATCATGTTAGAGTTCCAAAAATTAGTGTTAATGTGGATGTTGCTATTGAATTCGAATAATTAAGAATATAAAAGCAGGGAGGCTTAAAAATGAAAAAAATTAATAGAGATGAATTACGTAAATTGATTAATGAATCAATGAATATCTTGTCGCGAGATGACACAGAAGTTGATGCATTTATCGATAAAATTGAAAGAATATCAAATGGTAATGCAGAACCAAGGGTAATAACTGATACAATTGTCAGTATGAATCCTTCAACGAGTATGGGATATTTCTTGTTAAATTATATTCGCAAGCTACCTAGTATGGCAGATCAATACCCGGTTTATCGACAAAGAGCACAGCGTATTAAAGATGTTTTGCTGGCTTTTTTGTTCGCGCTAAATGATCGACACGGCGCACTTGCAGATGCAAAGACAGCCACGAATACACCGTATGCACTTGACTTTGTTAAAAAAGCTCTCAGTGTTTTAAGTTCAATTGATTACAATCCGAGATACAATTGATTATACGCAATAATACTTGGAGAATTAAATGAAGGACGCACTATTAAGTTATATCGGTTGTACAAAAGGTTTGCACACATGGTTTCACGCTGCTCATCACGTCACAAAAGGTGTGGGTTTTGCTGGAGATCATGTTAATCTGTACGGTGAGATTTACCAAGGAATATCAGAAGATTTTGACAAGTTAGTTGAAAAATCAATTATGGTTGCAGACACTGAAGATGTGGCATGCCCAATCATGATAACTAATATCTCAGCAAAAGTATTATCCCGATATGAGACACCTGCGGAACGAGGTGCAGACGCGATCGCAGGAATAGGCTTAGAATATATGAGAAATCACGTCGCAAACTTAACAGAACTATACAGAATATTAGAAAAGTGTGGCGGGCTTACTTTAGGTATGGATGATTATCTTGCATCTGCAGCAAACCAATACGAAGGATACGTATACTTATTAACACAGCGAGTTAAAAAAGGAATTTAAAATGGATAAGGTATTTTATAACGAAGGTTCAGCGGCTAAACTAGGTTGGACACCTAACTGGTTTGGTTGTGATAATTTTGATGATGATTTAGTGGATGCAATCAAAGCATGGCAAAAGAAAAACGGTCTTAAACCTGACGGATTATGCGGTCCTGGTACACATAGAAGAATATTCACTGAAAGACAAAGTGAGATCGATGAATACGAACCTGATTTAATTAAAGACAAAGATGAGTCTTTCATTGTACATCATGGTAATTTTATTCCAATTAACTGGCCTAAGGTAGTACTGTGGTCAGAAGACAAAGGTTACAAAGCAAAAAAAGGGTATACATCATATTACGAACCTAGAGATATCAAAATGTTCGTTAATCACTGGGATGTGTGTCTTAATAGTCAGTCATGTCACAAGGTTCTTGAAAAACGAGGACTAGCTGTGCACTTCTTAATTGATAATGACGGCACAATATACCAGTTGCTAGATACGAATCACGCTGCATATCATGCTGGTAGTAAAAAGCACAATCATAGCTCTGTTGGCGTCGAAATATCAAATGCTTATTATCCAAAGTATCAAGGGTGGTACAAGAAAAATGGTTTTGGTGAGCGCCCAATTATAAGTGGCGAAACAGTTCATGGCGCATCAATGAAAGATTTTACTGGGTTTTATGACGTCCAACTACAAGCTTTAAAAGCGTTGTGGTCTGCTGTGCATGAAGGTGTAGGTATCCCACTTAAGTGCCCTAATGATAAGGAAGGTAAGACTTTAAAAGGTGTTTCCACTTCTGTTGCATCGGGAAGATTCAAAGGTTTTGTTAGTCATTACCATATTACGCGTAAAAAAATAGATTGCGCCGGATTAGATATACAGGGCATGCTAGACAGCATGAAATAAATAAAAAAGAATTTACTTTTTCATCAGAATAATTATATTGGAATGGCTGGGTTTTCAGCCTTTTAGTTTAGTTTAGTTTAGTTTGAGTATAGTTAATGACAGCATTAAGAGTTAATGAGTCTTCTGGCTCTTTAGGATCACTGCAATTTGCAGATGGTTTTGGCGGTTTTATCTCAGGAAGCCTGGTAGCCGGCCCAAACGTAACTATAGCTAATGATGGAAATGGAAGCTTTGCAATAACTGCAAGTTTAGATGCAGGAACTGCTATAGGTGAAGCTGAAGACGGAAACTATGCAGACGGTCTTTTTACTGATTTTGCAATTGACACACCTATTGGTACAGCAGTTGACAGATTTAATGAAGTACTTAAGGCACTTGCACCCGCACCAGGGCCAAGCTTAGATGATATTAATTCACTCCAAACAGGTACAAACTTATTTTTGTCTTTCGGAAGTTCAAACGATCAATCATCAGCAGATCCTGAGTACGCAACTGTTGCAGGTACAGCTGGAATTTCATCAGCTTTAGACGTTAATGGTGCATACAACGTAGTCACAAGTAGTAACAATATTAGACTGGGTGCTTTTGATGGTAACACACATATAAGCGGTGTGTTAAATGCAGACATCAGTGCTAATAGTCAAGGTAGTAATGTACAAAACTTTCCTGCATTTTCTTTTGGTGATGCAGAAACTGGCGTTTTAAGGTTGAATGTTAACGGTAGTACAATTAAAGAGATTGACTTAACTGTTGCAAAGATCGGTAGCGGAACATCCGGATTAGGTACAGGGTCACACTTAGATGCCAACGGATCAGGATTTAATTTTTTCGCCCAGCCAACAACAGGAACGTTTTCTAATGGCAACGCATTTAACTCATTTAAACATAGAACTGGGCAGTTTGTTGTTGCATCCGGAAGTCAAAGACTAGGCTGGAATTATGCAAGAGTCCAGCATGTTAAAAGCGGTTCAACTTCTACAACAAATTACATAGAATGGGTAAATGACGATAATAATAATGTACTCGCGACAGCTGGAAACTCAATTACATTTGAAGGCAGCGGTAGTGTTCATCTTTCAGGTATAGAGTACTTTAAAAGTGGTAGTGCGCAATATAAGTCACGCGTAACAAATGCCTACAAATATGTATATGACAGCACCAATATAACATTTACAACTAATAATAGTGCTGAAGAATCATCGAGTCCTTCCTTTTCAATCTCAGCTCAATCAAAACCAACAATCGGCGCCGGAGAAGATCATACAAAGGTATTGCATATAACCGGTTCGGGTGACGTAACAGCAAACTATTTTATAAGCGGTGCTTTAACATCCGGTATAAACGTAACTCACCCATTCAAATCAAATCTGTCTAATGCAGCCCAGTCAACTGCTACTGGTATTTTGATGTACAACTTATCAAACACATCAACAAACACATCAGAAACATTTAGGCGAGAAGATTTTAGAATTATTTCCGGGACATACAATACGCAAGCTACGCTCACTGACTCCGGTAATGTTTGGGATAGCACAGTTCATATGACAGCTTCGAATGGTGCACACACAAATGGTCTCCAGTTCTACAACAGTAGACTATACTCTCCAACCAACACACTTAGATCTGGTGACTTTCGATCAACTTCAGATGGTGGTAAATTAGACAACTCACCAAGTGAAAACCCTAATTATTCTGGTCAATCTGGTCAGCGTACATTTTATCGATGGTTTAGAAATACAACCGGATCGACAAAGTACGACTTAAGTGTGACAATAAATGGTTCCGGAACAACTATAGTCCCGGCAGCAACAGCACTTAACAGTGGTAGAATAAGAGTATTTGTCAAGTTTCCTAGTGATGGAACAAGAGAAACTGGTTGGTTGGATCTTGCAACAGAGTTTGTACTAGACTCATACGCAGACAATGCTGGTGCACACACAGCAAACGGAAGTTTAAGTTTTGATAGCTCACTTAATGCAACAAATATTGTTACGTTAGGAACTGTCGGTGTAGGCAACAATGAGTATATTGGTTTAAGAATAGAAGCTGATGCAGCTTGGTCAGGATATATTAGCCAGATTAACGTGACATTTGGCGCCGGCACAGGAACAATCGCAGCAATACCTGACTTAGATGATATAGACTGCAACGATGACGGTGTTGATTGTAATCTGTCTTTTGGATCATCAAAATCAATATCAGGATATACTAATGTTGCTGCATCAGCAGGTTTAGCAAGTGCAGTTAATGTTAACGGATTATATGAGACAGAT